AGCGTCCTCGGCGGCATCCAGTTCTACTGGGCGGAGGAGTCGTCGAGCATCCCCGAGTCGGTTGGCACCTTCGGCAAGGTCACCCTGACCGCCAAGAAGCTCGCCGGGCTCTTCAAGGTGCCGAACGAGCTGCTCAACGACGCCCCGGCGTTCTCGGCGTTCTTCGACACCCGCGTGCCGCAGGGGCTGGCGTTCTTCGAGGACATCTCGTTCATGACCGAAAGCGGCGCGGGCACCCCGCTCGGCTTCATCGGCTGCGACGCGTCGATTTCGGTGGCCGCCGCGTCCGGCCAGGCGACCAAGACGATCCTCTGGGAGAACATCGTCCAGATGTACTCGCAGATGCTGCCCACCAGCCACGCCAACGCGGTGTGGATCGCCAGCCACGACGCCTTCCCGCAACTCGCCACCATGGCGCTGGCCGTCGGCACCGGCGGCGGGCCGGTGTGGATCGGCGGATGGAGCCAGCCGGGCTCGGAGCTGCCCCCGATGAACATCCTGGGCCGCCCGGTGATCTTCACCGAGAAGGTCGGCCCGCTCGGCTCCTCGGGCGACATCAACTACGTCGACCTGTCGTATTACCTCATCGGCGACCGCCAGCAGGTCGAGGTCAGCGCGTCGGAGCACGCGTTCTTCGCCAACGACCAGACCGCCTACAAGCTCATCGAGCGCGTGGACGGGCGTCCCTGGATTCAGAGCGCGCTCACCCCGCACAACAACAGCACCTCGCTGCTCAGCCCGTTCGTCCAGCTTGCCAGCCGGTAAGCAGGTTTATCCCTGGCAGTAACGCCCCAGGGGGACAAGGAGCAAGACAATGCCAACCACCCAGGCAGCTCTCGGCCTCGGCCGCGTCTTCGACGTCGTGCACGACGCCTCCGGCAACATGTTCCGGCTGCGGAACGCCAACGCGGTGACCTTCATCAGCAAGTCGTCCGGTTCCAACACGCTCGCGGTCGTCGCGGCCAAGACGTTCGGCGGCTCGACCACCAACTGGACGACCGCCAACGGCTTCGGCCAGCCCGCGTTCTACCACGAGAACACCTCGGCCGTCGGCGCAGCCGCGTGGACGAAGGTGACCAGCTCCTGGTCGTCCCAGACGCTGACCCTCGGGTCCAGCGGCAAGGTGGACGTGGTGACGTTCTACGCCACCCAGTTCGCGGACGGCTACGTCTACATCCAGGGCACGGCTGCGGCTGGCGACCTGGTGGCCATCGTCCACGACCTCGCCGTTGCCCGCACCCCGGCCAACCTGGCGAAGCTGGGGGCCTGACATGGCGTCGCAGGTTCCGGGCAACGCCCTGCGGGAGCTGATCTTCGGCAGGCACGTCAAGCGCAACACTGCCGCGCTGCCTGCCGGGGTAGCCGGGAACATCTTCACCGTGTCCGGCGGCCGTATCCTGGTCAACCTGCTGGTGGGCACCGTCACTACGGTCATCCAGAACCAGGCTTGCACTCTGTCGGTCGGCGCACTGCCCACGGTGGGAACCGGCTCGGCTACCAACCTGGGCACGGCCACCTCGATCATCGCGGCACCCGTCGGGTCGAGCATCGCGGCCAACCCAGGCGGTGCCGTGGTGGTGGACATCACGACCGAGGCAGGGATCTCGGTGGCTGCCGGGTTCCCTGCGGTGGTCAACACCGGCACGATCACCATCACGCCGTCCGCCACCAACACCGGCAGCGTGCAGTGGGACATCTTCTACGTCCCGCTCGACGACGGCGCTCAGGTAGTGGCGGCCTGACATGGCAGCGAGCCCGGCCGCGCAGGCGGCGCAGAAGTTCACCGAGACGTACGGCGCACTGGTGACCGGCGGCCCGAAGACGCTGCCTGCCAGCGGGAGCGGGGACATCTTCCTCGTGACCGGCGGCCGGGTCATCATCACGTCGCTCACCGGCGTGGTCACCACGGTCATCCAGGCGCAGGCCTGCACCATCTCCGTCGGGAACAAGCCGACCGGCGGGTCCTCGTCCACCACGTCGCTCAGCGCGGCCAGCGCATCGGTGTCGGGGCTGGCGGTCGGCGCTTCCCTGGCCGTGCCGCAGGCCAAGGCGAGTGCCCTGATGTTCAGCGGAGCCGACGGCACCCTGCTCTGGAATACCTCCTCCGGTGCCCAGGGCGTAGCGGTGACCAGCGGCGGCCTGGTGATCGTCCCCGCAGGGTCCATCCAGATCACCACCAGCGCCACCAACACCGGCGCTATCCAGTGGTCCGTGACGTACGTCCCGTACGACGCGGGCGCAGTAGTCACAGCAGCGTAGGAGGCGGATATGTGGGACTGCCCGTGCGGGTGCATGAGCATCGCGGGCTCCCTCACGTCCTGCCCGATGTGCTTCAAGGAGCGAGAGATGCCCCGTTCGGTAGCAGGCGCGCAGCCCAGCAATCAGAACGCCCAGCCGCACGAGCCCGGTTACATCGCGCCCGAGCCGGAGCCAGCCGAGGCCGCGCCGGAGCCAGTCGAGGTTCAGCCCGAGCCTGAGCCGGAGACGCAGGAGCCGGACACGGACGCCGAGGCCCGGCAGTGGGCTCGCGATCACGGCATCGTCATCCCGGATGACAGTCCGGTGCCGGAGTACGCGGTCCAGGCGTGGCTAGCAGGCACGGGAGGCGATTGACGTGCCGATGGGCTACGACCTGCTCGCGACACTCCAGCAGCAGGCGCAGTTGAAGGACTACTACGACACGCAGCAGCCGACAGCCTGCCCCAACGACGGCACCCCGCTGAAGCAGGGACCGCCGGACAGCCCAGGCGTCCTGTACTGCCCGCACGACGGCTGGCAGTACCCCCGCGACTACGACGTCAACACGATGAGCGGCATGTAACAGCAGGTCAGACAACTGAATACCGAGCTGATCCGGCCGGTAAGACGACGGCCTGGTGACCGAAAGCAAAGCACAAGGACGGCGGAAAGAGGTGAGACGGCATGGCCGTGTTCAGGGCTGCGTACTGCACGCGAACTGACGTGATGACCGCGACAGACATCAAGCTGACGCAGGACAACATCCGTCACATTGACTCGGCTATCGAAGCCGCTGCCGAGGACGTGGACGGGCTCACCCACCGCCGCTTCTGGAACGCCGTCGAGACGCGCTTCTGGGACTGGCCGGACTTCCAGCGCGGCTACCCCTGGCGGATCTGGCTCGACGCCGCCGAGATCGCGGACAGGGACGGCACCGGCCCGCTCGGCACCGCGCCGGTCATCAAGACCGGCGTCCAGTCAGCCAGCCCCGTCACGATCCCGCTCAGCGCGGTGTTCTGGCGGCCCCGGAACTACGGCCCGCCGTGGAACGCGATCGAGCTGAACCGCTCGAAGTCTTACTCGTTCGGCCTGTCCGACACGCCTCAGCAGGACGTGTCCATCCTGGCCCTGTACGGCTACTGGACCAGGACCAGGCCGGGCGGCACGCTCGCGGTGGCAGTATCTACCACCACGGCGACGGTGATCACGATCTCCGACAGCTCACTGGCAGGAGCGGGAGACGTGATCATCGCCGGGACTGAGCAGATGCTCGTCTCCGACACCGCGATGGCAGACACCGGCCAGGCGCAGCAGGGCAGCGGCTGCTCGACCGCGATGACCAACGACAACGTGCTCCAGGTCGCCGACGGCACGCAGATCCACGCCGGAGAGTACCTCCAGCTCGACGCCGAGTGGATGCTGGCGGAGTCCGTCACCGGCAACAACGTCACGGTGGTGCGCGCCGTCTTCGGCACCGTCCTCGCCGATCACACCGGCGCTGAGGTCTACGCGATGCGCCAGCTCACCGTCATCCGGGGCTTCGGCGGCACCACGGCGGCCACCCACCTCCAGAACGCGAGCCTGCTCGTCTCCCTGGTACCCGGCGAGGTCCGGGAGCTGGCGATTGCCGAGTCGCTCAACTACGTGTTCCAGAAGACCAGCGGCTACGCCCGCACGATCGGCGAGAACCAGGTCATCGTTCCCGGCGGGTCGCTGCCTGACCTGCGCAACCGCGTCTACATGCGCTACGGCCGGAAGGCGAGGTCGAGAGTCGTATGAGCTGGCCATCGAAGCTGACAGAGGACGACGTGCGCGAGATCCGGCGCTGGATCAAGCGCGGCGTCAGCGACGGCGCGCTCGGCCGCCGCCACCACGTGACCAGGGGCGCTATCCAGCACATCCGGTCCGGCCGGAACTGGAGGCGGGTGCGATGAGCAGCGTCAGCTTCTCCGGCCCGCTGTTCGACGGCGCGGCTCCAGGCATCATCGACCGCTTCCGGCGGGCCGCCCAGGACAAGATCGGCCAGCACGCGACCGACGAGGTGCACTCCCGGCTGGGCGAGGTCATCCGGCACCCGACCGGCTACTACGAGGGCCACATCCACACCGAGATGCAGGCGGACGACCTGGTGGTCACTGACACCCCGGTTGTTTACGGACCGTGGCTTGAGGGCGTCGGCTCGATGAACTCGCCGAGGACCCGTTTCCCCGGCTACCACACTTTCCTGCTGGTCAGCCAGAAGATCGACGGCGAGGCGCAAGCGCTGGCCGAGGCCGAGCTTGAGGACGGCGGCTACCTGGAGGCGCTGAATGGCTAACTTCGACGCTGCCGCCGTCAACGCGCTAATCGCCAGCACCGAGTCGATCGCGATGAAGACCGGCCAGTTCCGCAGCGTGAACTTCCACGAGCCGAAGGCCGCGCCCGGCAACGGACTGCGGCTGGCGATCTGGGTGCAGGAGATCGAGCCTGTCGGCGCGGCGTCCGGCCTGTCCGCTACCAGCGGCTACGTGACCCTGTACGCGCGCATCTACGGCAACATGCTGCAAAAGCCCGAGGACGAGATCGACCCGCGCATCCTCACTGCGGCCACCGTCCTGATCGGCGCGTACTCGGCGGACTTCACCCTCGGCGGCACGATCCGCAACATCGACCTGCTCGGCGCGTACGGGCAGAAGCTCGGAGCGCAGGCGGGCTACGTGACGATCGGCGGCTCGATGTACCGCGTGATGACCGTGACCGTGCCTTGCGTGATCAATGACCTCTGGACGCAGGTGAGCTAACCATGACCAACAAGACCAGCGGCCTCGGCGATAACTTCTACCTCAACGGCTACGACCTGTCGGGCGACGTCGCCAGCCTGGAGCAGATCGGCGGGGGCCCGGCTGCCGGAGACGTCACCGGCATCAAGTCGAGTGCGCACGAGCGGCTAGGGCTGCTGCGCGACGGCCGGATGCAGTTCACCTCGTTCTTCCGTGGCAACGGCGACTGGTCCCCGTCCCTGGTGGGCTCAGCCGCGCTGAGCACGCTGCCTACTACCGATGTGGTCGCCTGCTACCTGCGCGGCACGGCACTCGGCAACGCAGCCGCCGCCATCAACGGCAAGCAGGTCAACTACGACCCGACCCGCGACAATGCCGGGAACCTGACGCTCAAGGTCGATATCCAGGCCAATGGCTACGGCCTGGAGATGAACGGCGAGCAGCTCACTGCCGGGCTGCGGACCGACACCACGGCTACGACCGGAGCGGCCTGGGACGACGGCGCTGGCTCCAACTTCGGCGGCCAGGCGTACTTCCAGCTCGTCGCGTTCAGCGGCACCAGCGTGACCATCGACATCCAGTCGGCCACCACCTCGGGCGGCACCTACGCCTCGACCGGGCTCACCTCGTCGGCGTTCACCGCGATCGGCGCGCAGCGGGTGGCAGTGGTCAACACGACGACCATCAACGAGTTCCTGAAG